AGCAAGGAATTATTACTGGCGAACATGAAGAGCGTGGGCGTGAAGAACGTGACAGCCAGGGAAGGTGACAGTCGTGCGATCGGGAAGACCTGGAAAAGGAAAATCGATCTGCTTTGGATCGATGGCGGCCATAGTTACGATTATGTGCATGCAGACCTGGAGAATTTCGGTCCGCATGCGCAGGTGATCGCCGTGCATGATTACAAGAATCCGGCATGGGCGACGATAGAAAAAGCGATCAACGACTTTATTCTCGACCATCCCGAGTGGGCGATATCAGAGGTTGTCGGAATGGTTGCGGTTCTAAGGAAGTAGTATGAGCATTTTGCTTTCCGACCTGGTTGAGCGATTGGCGGCGGATGTGCCGGCAGAAGATTCAGTTCCGTCCAACACGCAATATGAGAAGGCCGTGCAGGATGCGGTCCGTGATTTCTCGGAGCGCTGTGGGTTGGAGCAGATCGCCGAGTTAAGCATCGTCCCAGGCACTGCGATGTATGATCTGCCGGCAGATTATTTGAAGATGATCGCGCTGGAGAGTTTCGCTTCAGCTGATGGCGTGCTTATCTCGGCACAGGGCATCATCCCAATCAGTGCGGATTGGGAAGAACAGCATACGATCCGCAACGAGCAGATCACGTTCTATCCCACTCCCACGTTCACGATGGCGAGGGAGTTGCGTTACAAGGCGGCATGGATCGGCACGGATATCGAAGCTGAAAGCTCGGGCGATGAAGCAGATACCGATTATGAGACGATGAGCGAGCGTGAAGCCAGGATCGTGCTCTTGAAGGCTCAGGCAAATGCGATCGGAAAACAGGCGAATGCACTAAGCGGGCAGACATTGAAATATTCCCTGGGCGCCGTGAGCGTGGATAAGGGATCGACGATCGAGGAGAAGCGCAGGAAGGCAGATTCGTTCAATGATGAATATCTCGCGGCTTGCGATAAGTACAACGGGCAGGTTGGAATGCAAGGATGAAGGATGAAGGATGAATTGGGATCAGATTGCAGACGATATGCGTGCGATACGAGCTGAAAATGAAGTCAGTCTTGCTATTCGGCGCGGGGCTTCGATGCTTACTGCCCAGCCAATGCGGATCGAGTATGCAGGCTCACGCGGCTTCCGGTTGCAGTCCGATGCGGCCAGGGCCGCACAGCAGGCAGTGTTCATTTTGGGCGAGCCTGATATGGATATCGCAGTCGGTGACCGGTTGACGTACACCAATATTTTGCTGCAGGTCGTGTTCATCCAGCCGAACCGGTTGGCATGTACGATCGCTGAAGCAATTGCGGTGGAATAGAGACCGGAGACGGAAGACCGGAGACCGAAGGTTTTTATTATGGAGAATGAAGGAGAATCACATGGCTATAGATAAAGTTGGCGTTTCATTTGGCAGGGCGACCGCGCCAGGAAACAGTGCGTTTGTCATCACGCCGGATGATGATGTTGATCTGGCTTATGTCACACGCGGAATTTACGTGGGTGTGGCCGGCGATTTGAAGGTGGATATGTTTGGGACTGGCACTGCCATCGTATTCACGGATCTGGCAGCAGGCACAGTCCATCCGCTGCGGGTCAAGCGAGTCTATGAAGCGGGTACGGACGCGACAAACATTGTAGGAGTGTATTAGATGCGGATCGGTTTGGATCTGGCAATCACTAATAATCAGAAAGCGGGTCCGCCTGCTGATGTCACCGCGCCGACTGTGGTAACGTTCACGGTCACGACGCCATCAAGCGCGCTTGCAATTCCTATCACGGCCTTTACAGCCAGCGAAGCGGGCGTGTATTTCATCGTCACCGAATCGAGTACACCCCCGGCAGTAGACGCTGCGGGCTGGAATCTTACAGCCCCAACGACTTACACCGTTGCCGATCTTGGAGCATACACCCTCTATCCCTGGGTGAAGGACGCGGCGGGGAATATCTCATCTGTGTTTGGAAGCCCTCGCGCCGTGAGCGTTGTCTATGATGTGGACTTTACTGGGATGTCAAACGGAGCATTGCCCGCACCCTTGAATGGTTCCACATGGGCAATTGCCAGCGGCAAGGCGATCAATTCGCCCACGTACGGGTCTGAGCTACTTACCGACCCGTCACTGGAGGCCACGTATACGGCCGGGAAATGTAACACGCTTACAAAAGGCGGAAGTCCGACCCTGGCCGAGTCCGCAGATGTTCACGCTGGAAGCAAGGCGCAGGAATTCACAGGGACGATAAACAACGACAGTCTGGAATTTCCGACTTTTGGCGGCGCGACCGGAAAATGGTTGCAGTTCAGCGGGTGGGGAAAGCGGACAGCTGGAACAGGTGGAAGGTCGCGGATTCTAAAAGCCATAAACGGCTTCCCTGGTGGCTTTATTCGCCAGCGAACCATCAAGGATGCCGCCTACACACAGAAGATAATGGTGTTCAAAGCGTATTCCGCAACTGTTGAAGTATATCCAGCAGCGTGTGGTATTACCCCATTCGACACCGTGATTGTTGACGACTTCTCGATGAAGGAAATTCCCGCTGCCGAGATGTACGCAACAAGGTCTTACCCATCGGCAGACGCAATAACCCGCGTTTACATAGATCAAACCGGCAATAACGGCACGGTGGGAATTGTGGCGCGGCTGGATAGCACAAGCAACCCGCAGAACTATATCCTTGTCGGCATAGACACAATGGGCGATTCTTCCACCGGCGTCGAACTGACTTACCTCAGCATGGCGAAAGTGGTTGCAGGAACTCTAACGGTACTTATCGCCCCAACATCTCTTGGTGCGCTGGTCGTAAACGGAGATTATATAGAGGTGGTTTGCAGCGGTACTAGCGTCTCGATGTTCTACAACGGTGTGCAGAAGGGAACGACTCAAACGGTATCAGATGCAGGGATTGTCAGTAATACGATATTTGGATTTTTTGGGGCAGGAGGTTCAGTAGTCAACCGTTTTTTCTTGGGAGCAGCAGCCTGAGTTTTACTGGTGCGACACAGACTGTTGCGAGTACGGCAATTATTGACAACGTAGCATATAGATGGTCAGGCAGACCGACAATGGAAGTCAACGACGACGATGAAGTGGTTTTGATCTATCGCAGAGCAGATAGCCATTCCGCGACTAACTCGATATTGCACATCCGTTTTAGCGATGATTACGGCGCAACATGGAGTGATGAGGATAAGGATTTGTTAGGCAACTCAATTACAAATTTCCCATTTGACCCTGCCGGTTATTCGGCCACCGAACACCCCGCCGATCTGTGGCTGTACAAGGCTCCGAATGGCGACTTGATCCTGCACACATGGAGAACCGAGTCACCAGCGGAGGCAGATAATTGTACTTATCAATCCATTTCAACAGATGGCGGCAAGACTTGGAGCGCGGGCGCGGATATAACTCTGAGTGGACATTCCATCAGTATGGTATTTGCGACGGATGACTACTTTGTTTATGACGGTGTGATCTACGCCGCCGCGCGGGATTTCAGCAACACGGAAGCAGACAGTAAGATGATCTTCATCAAGTCCACCGACAACGGCGCGACGTGGACGTATGTTTCAGAAATGCGAAGCGGCGCGACAGATGAACCAGCCAACGAAGTAGGCATAGAGTATCTTGGGAATAACCGCATCATTGCCATTTACCGGACAGTTGCTTTTACCGCAACCGCTCGGTCTTACTCGGACGACATGGGGCTTACGTGGTCGAAACTGGAAGCCATTACCTACAACATCCCCGTAAGTGGCAGACATCGTATCTGGACAAAGACCCATTTCGAGGGCGGTGCAAACTGGTGGAATGACACGAATCTTGTCATGTGCGGGTTTGTCAACTTCCCAGGCACAGGCCGCAAAATAGCGGTGTGGTACTCGAAGGACGCAGGTGAAACGTGGTCACCCCCACGCTACCTCGAAGGAACGATCTATAATGATGCCGGGTATGCGGATATGGTTTACAACTCAAGTAACGGCCAATATGTCTTGGTGTCTTATATCGGGCCGTATGAAACAGCAATCGCAGCACTAAAGCAATACAACATCACGCCAGATTGGAATGCTGACGAAGCATAGAATGAATATCTGTCGAATGGAGAAAACTTTCATCGCAGACAGGTCAACCACCAGGATAAGGGCAAACCCATGAAGGATGCCTGCCTAAGCCGCAGGCAGGCCCTTATCCGGGACGGCTGGAAGGAAGTCAGGTTTGACGAGGATGCTGATTAAATGAAAACTGGTTTCGAGTGGGTTGTTTCGCCAAAGGTGATTGCAAAGGGTCTGGACGATTATGGCCGGAAGGCTTTGATTGCCATTCAGGCTGTGGCAAATTACTGGGGACAGCTCATCCAGAACGAGGCCCGGGAGAACGCGGCCTGGGAAGATCGGACTGGCAACGCACGCGGCGGTCTATTCTTTGCGGTGGATGGTTTCGGTCTCGAGTCGATCACCGGCGAGGTGACACCTGAAGCGAAGAGCGAGATGAGTGATGTGGCTGTGGAAAGCGGAGATAAAGATACGTTGATCATCACGCTGGCGCACACGGTTTTTTATGGCAAATTTTTGGAAACATCGAACGGCGGCCGCTATGCAATCATTATGAGCACGATGGAACAAAATTTTCCGAAGCTGGAACGCATGATACAGGAAGTATTCAAAGGATGAAGGATGAAAGCTGAAGGATGAATTTATGGCTTCATTAAGAACAAGGATCAACGCATTTTTCAATCCGCCATCAGCGAATGGTGAGACGACCGCCGCGCCGGCTATACAACAGTCCATTGTGGCTGAGTACCAGAAGCTGAAGTCAGACCGGGACCGGATGGCGATCATCAAGACGTGCAGGCAGATGTACGCAACAGATCCGCGTGTGAAGAAGGCGCTGAGAATGTATTCGACGGACCTAGTGAAGGCTGGCTTCCTTGTCAAAACGAAAGATGAGCTAGCAAAGGAGATCGCAACGGAGCTGCAGACACGGCTCGGGTTGAATAAGAAATTGCAGGACGTGGTGCGTCTCACCGGCCGTGATGGTGATTCGTTCTACGAAAATGTCGTCGATGAAGAGTTGAATATCATCGAAGTGAGCCGCAAGCCCACCCTGAGAATGAGGCGCAATAGCAATAACGCGGACAAGCTGGACGATCCGCAGCGAGCTTTTTATATGGTCGATGAAATGTATACGGGCTTTGGCATCCCGAAAGATGCGGTCTTTTTCCCCGAATGGCAGATCATCCATGCCCGCTGGGAGCACGACGATGAGAGTCGTTACGGGGTCCCGATGTGGGCGTCGGCAACAGGATCATTCAAGCGTGTAAGCGAGGGTGAAACAGATATGGCTGTGCGGCGCAAAGTGCGGGCAGGGATGAGATTGCTGCATGTTGTGGACGGAAATGAAGCGGATGTGAAGGCTTATAAGGAGATGAACCAGAAAGCGCTGGATACTCCGACCGCAGCACATCTGGATCTGTTCTCGAACAAGCCCGGCTCGATCACAGCAATCCAGGGCGATGCGCATCTGAATGAGATTAACGACATCCTGCACCAAGTAGCGACGATGTTCGCGGCGTCCGATGTGCCGATGGAGCTGGTGGCATACGGCGAGGGGTTGAACAGGGATATCTTGGGCGAGAAAAAGGACGAGTACGATGAATCACTCGACGATGGCAGGGAATGGGTTACAGAAGAGTTCCTGAAGCCATTGCTGGAACGCCAGTGGCTGTTGAAGGGAATTTTGCCTGCCAATGTGAAGTATGAGATCGTCTGGCGCCTGGCGAAGAAGCTGACGCCGGCAGACCTGCGTGACCTGGGTGATGCACTGGCCAGGCTGCGTGTGCTGGGTGTAAAGGAGGAGATCATCCAATCCATTGCGGCGCTGTATCTTCGGAATGTGGATGTGGATATTCTCAACTCGGATGGAATCAGCGCGGAGCAGTTCGCGAAGAGTTTGCAAGGAATTTCAATTTAGTGATTTTCCACGAAGAACACTAAGGAACACGAAGGAAAAAAATGACTGTTTTGTTGCAACGCATCGATTTGGATGGAGACGCTTCGTCCCTTCGACAAGCTCAGGACAGCGCTTCGCTCGCTGAAGCTCGCTCCGCTCAGCGCGACATAATCAAGAAGCTGGATAAGGTCGCGCTGGGGCGGATGTATCAGGCGTCGTATAAAGCGGTGATACGGTTGCAATTATTTTTCACTGGCAGAACGCATGAGCTAATTTTGGACTTCAGCGAGAAGGCTCAGGCGTTGATACTGAAGAAGGCTGGCAAGGAACAGGTGCTGGATGGGACGAGCGGCTACAGCGTCCAGACTGAAATGCTGAAGATGTGGGGAGATCTGTTCAAGGAATGGCAGGATGAATTGCAGGCAGTGAGGGGGGAGGCGGCGAGCATTCCGTTTGGGGTTCTGGCGGTGATGCACGAAAGATTGGTGATGCCCACGTTGAATGAAAGCCATCCGCAGATTTTGCAGATGTCGCAGATTGAAGAAGCACGATCCGTTGGAGGTGTGTTCGAACGGCAGTTGCAAATGCTGCTGGATATAGCGGCGGAGCATTTGTATGGGGATGGGATGAATCTCTCCGCACGGATCTGGAAATGGGACCGTGAGAGCCGTGACGGGATCAACCAGGTGCTGATGGATGGGATCGCAAATCAACGAAGTGCCTGGGATATTGCAAAGAACTTGGAGCAGTATCTCGGTGCGAATGAAGATTGCCCGCGCTGGACTTCGACGCGATTGTACGGCCGTACGAAGATACAGATCGCTGCAGGCGACACGACCGGATTGGTTTCGAGACCATGTGATGGACGCGGCGTTTCGTACAACGCTTTACGCCTGGCACGCACGGAGATCCAGAAGGTGCATGCGCTGGCCACGGACCGGATCATGGCTGCACAGCCGTGGGTGGAGAAGGAAAAATGTAATCTTTCGGCAGCCCATCCTGAAACGGATATCTGCGATGATGTTGTTCAGGGAGGGGAAAAAGGGGAAGGGGTCTATGAAGTTGGCACGATTGAATATCCACTTCATCCGAACTGCCTG